TTTATAGATATAGTGAATGGTATTAAGTTCCCTCCTGGGAAATACCAGGACCAGGAAATATAGCCCAACTCGTAGGAATACGGGATGGGCTTTTTTATTTTGTCCGGAAGGACTTTTAACCTTAATGCGAGGAAACGCAAATGAAACTTAAGACTGATGAAAATGGACAGGTAGTTGTAGAAGATGGCAAACCCATCTATGTTCACGATGACGGGAAGGAAATCCCATTTGATGCTGCTCAGGCATTTACTAAGATCAAGGATCTTAATGCTGAGAACAAAACATGGCGGCAAAAGTATGAAGAGACCGAGAAGAAACTGGAACCCTTTCAGGAGTTGGACCCGGATGCAGCCCGCAAGGCGCTTGATACGGTGAAAAATCTGGAAGATAAACAATTGATTGATGCCGGAGAGGTGGAAACCGTCAAAAAGAATCTGGCAGCATCATATGAGGAAAATTTGAATAACACCAAAAAGAGCTATGAGCAGAAGATGAATGATCTCAATGGAAAATTGGAACAGCAGAATAATAACATTGAGGAACTCCTCTTGCTGGGTGCTTTTGAACGGTCTCCTTTCATTCGTGAAAAAACAAACCTGACTCCGGATATAGCATACGCCAGCTTCAAAAAAGGCTTACAAGTTGAGTATGATAAAGATGGCAAACCCCATGTGGTAGGATATGTTGATGGGGAAAAGCTCTTCAGTCGAAAAGATCCCGGAAAGCTCGCAGATCCAGAAGAGGCGATCGAAATGATAATCGGCGCTTATCCTTACAAGGATCGAATTTTGAGAGGTTCCGGACAGGGAGGTTCTGGTGGAGGTCCTGGGGGAGGGGCTGATGATCCCAATGATTTACAGGCCCAGTTGGCTGCGGCAACCAAAGCAGGCAATGTAGCACGGATGATTTCTTTGAAACGCCAGCTCGCGCAACAACAGGCCCGAAAATAACTTTTAATAATATGAGGTAAACAAAATGGCAAATACGACAGGAATGGCAACAATGTGGAACGTCCCCAACTATGTAGGGGAACTCTTTTTGATTGGGGCGAATCAGACTCCTTTCTTGAATATGATTGGGGGACTGACAGGTGGGCGTCAGTATCAGGCTTTTGATTTCCCAACTGCCCAGCCTTGGGCGCTGAACTCAGCGACGCAGCCCGCAATTACAGAGAATACTTCCGCAACTGCCCCGACGGCCACCACCTATGTGCGGGGCCAGGATACCAATACCGTGCAAATTCATCAGAAAGCGGTTAATGTGTCTTATGCAAAACAATCAACTTCCAGGGTGGTTGCCGCTGACGCTACAACTGGCGATGCGATGCTTGGAACGCAGCCGGTCAATGATGAATTGGATTTTCAGATTCAAGGCAATCTGCGCCAGGTTTCTCTTGATGTAGAATATACCTTCCTTCAGGGGACTTATCAGCAGGCAACTGATGCCGATACGGCTGCAAAAACCCGTGGGATAATCACTGCCACCACAACCAATGCGGTAGCCGCCGCAGCAGCTGCGCTTTCAAAGGATCTGATTGATGAGCTGCTCAGGGATATGGCTTCAAATGGCTCCATATTTATGAACCCCGTGATTTTTGTGAACGCTTTCCAGAAACAGAAACTCACAAATATCTATGGGTATGCGCCTGAAAGCCGGAATGTAGGCGGAGTGAATATCAACCAGATCGAGACTGATTTTGCTCAACTGGGGGTGGTTTGGGCTCCTCGGATGCCGACTGATACTTTACTGATTGCTGAAATGTCTGTTTGCGCCCCTGTATTTTGCCCGGTGCCTGGAAAAGGTCTTCTGTTCTATGAAGAACTGTCAAAGACTGGAGCGGCAGAAAAAGGTCAGTTATATGGTCAGATCGGGTTGGATTATGGTCCGGAAGAGTACCACGGAAAAATCACTGGGCTGGCTACCAGCTAACCGTTGATTTATAACTTATGATACGCAGGAACGAATGGGGCCGTTGAGCCCCTACTGCGGAGGAGTATATAATGGGATGGAATAAGAGTAAAGTTCGGAATCCGGTACTTCAGAAAGAATTGGATGACATCTTCACTGGAGATACCGAAATTGAATCGATTGATACCACTGAACTCAAAATAGGCGGAACTGCGGTTACCAAATCCGCTGAGGAGATTAACGCCCTTGATAATACTTTGGGTTTGACTACATTAACCCCTGTCAATGCCGTTGCTGCTACAGGCACTCTGACTATCAGTGGCGTTGTGATTGATGGAGAAACCGTCACGATCGGAACAGATGTGTATGAATTTGCTGCTGATGCTGCCCAGGGCGTAACTGAGGGTAACATTGCCGTAGATATTGAAAGCGACTCCACCAAATCGGCAGGAACATTGACAATTGATACCCAACCTATTTCTGGCGATACTATGACCATCGGCACAACGGTGTATACGTTTGTCACAAATGATACCGCCAACGCCGAAGGGGAAATTTCTGTTGGTGATGATTTGGCTGAAGCTAAAACCAATATTGTGGCTGCTATTAACGGTACTGATGGGTGGAATACAGCCCACACCTTGGTCTCTGCTGCGGCTTTTGCCACCAATGATTGTGTTATCACAGCTTTGATTGGGGGCACCGCCGGGGATGAAATCGCAACTACAGAAACCTTTGATGCGGTTACAAATGTTTTTGATGCCGTTACTCTTGGGACCACGGCAGCTGGGGTTGATTGTATTGCTTCTGCGGCAGTGACAGCTCTTGTCGCAGCAGATGCTGGGGCGGACTATACCTTGGCTGATGGCGCTGGCGATACCGTTACAGTGACCGGAGACACCAACGGGGTTGTTGGTAATGCGTATGCTACTACGGAGACGATGGCGAATGGTGAATTTGGCGCAGTTACACTGGAAGGAGGGGTAGATGGCACCGCTGGATCTCAATGGGATATCTATGTGGATGCTTCTTATTTGTATGTTGCCGTCGCCGCAAACACCATTACAGGACAGAACTGGCGCCGGGTTAGTCTCGGGACGGCTTATTAATTATTGACAAGGGAGGGCATAGCCAATGATGAAGTTTTTTCAAGATGATAACCCGTCGCGAGTCTGGGATGCTGCAGAGAATAGAGTAACTGTTGTTTTCCAGGATAAGGTATTTGAAACCGAGCACCCGGCTCAGATCAAATTGCTGGTCAGAGCTGGGTATCGACATAACGGCGATCTTCCAGATTTTTCAGATGAACAGAAATCTAAGATAGCCATTAAATCCCCCAAACTGAAACGTATGACGAGGAATAAGAAATGATATTCTATGATAAAAAGAACCGCCCCCGTGTTTGGTCTGGAAAGAATAAAAGACCTCCCGTAGTTTTCTACGATGGGGTATTTGAAACCAGTGATAAAGAATTGATTGAATTGCTGATTAAGGCGGGGTATCCATACAAAGAAAACAAAAAGAAGACAAAGACAGCCTCCCAGCCTGCTCTTAAGCGGAAAACTGAAACTAAGAAGGTTCCGGGCGCTGCTTCTACTGTAGAAGCAAAGCAAGTAACTGATTAGATGAGAGGGAGTCGATAGAATGTCTACGAACCTGTTTGATCAGAATGGTGTTCCGTATGGTGTAAAACATACTAATAATGCCCCTCATGTCACGCTTTCGACGAATGGGTCTGATATATCAGTACAAAACCCAATGCCTACTGACGGTGATGCTGTTTATTGTAAAGATATTTGGATTGCGGAATCTGACATGGGTGATTTTTCAGGGGATGTTTGCGATTTATTTAATAGTCTTCATTCTACAATAACTAACACGGAAGCAACAAGCCCAAAAGTTATTTTAATTCATTTTAATAGAACGCTTGTTTCTAATGCAATTGGGTTTGGCGCCGTTGATGGTAATTTTTCAAACGTCAAAATTGAAATTCTTAATTCAGGGGATCAGTTCACAACTGTTGTAGATGAATCTACGGTGAATACAAAATATACAACCAAGACCTTTCAACTTCCAGTTACGGCTGGATTTAATGGAATTAGAATATCTTTTTATACTACAGATACAGTATCATTGTCTAATTGCGCCATTATTAAATCTATAGGTGTTGTTTCGAGATTACAGGCAGTAAAGCCTGACAATAGAGTTACAGATATTTATTCTGATGAAGAAAAGGGATTACAAGTATCACAGAAGAATTATGATTATGTATTGATTGCCGGAACTTCTTTTGATGGTGTTACTAAAGACACTAATTTTTGGACAGAAACAGTAACGGGAAGTGGGTCGATAACACAAAATGGCGAAGCACAACTTGATACGGGGACAACTGCTAATTCAACTACTCAATATAAAACAATCAAAGGGGCACGATTTATGCCCGGTTTACCAATGGAATTTAATGGCCTGGTTGAATGGCATACTGCCGCAATAGCAAATAATGTAAGAAGAATTGGTGCATATACAGATAATAATGGTTTCTTTTTTCAACTTAACGGAACTACATTTCAAATTGCAACAAGAACAAATGTTAGTGGCAGTCCGGTAGATACTATTGTAAGCTCTGGTGATTTTAATGGAAAATATTTTTCGTATAGTCCAGGCATAACGGCTCATAATCTTAAGATAAAATATGGAGGCAAATCAGCATTCTTTTTTGTAGATAATGAATTAATACATACTGTGTCTTTAACCCATTCAATAAGGCCAACATCATTGACACTTCCTGTCACAATGCAAAATTTTAATGAGAACGGTCAAGATACAGATGTTTGTTTTCATATATATGCGGGCACTATATATCGTATAGGAAATATTAAATCCGAAGGTATTTTAAAAAGCTTGTCGGCAAGTGAGACATATGTTTTAAAATATGGGGCAGGAACATTACATCATATTACCAATAATGATAATGCCGGCAATATTGTGGTGTATGATAATATAGAAGCAAGTGGCACTGTGTTAGCTATTGTTGATACAACAAAGGCTTTGGGAACACTTCAATACGATGGCCCGTTCAGTACTGGGTTAACTATTGTTGTAAATCTTGGGGCACAAATAACGGTGAGCTATGAATGATTTTTTAGATTTATTGGCTATCTTATTAGTAGCACGGTCTTTAATAATTATATTGATACGTATTTTAGAAAAATATATAAAACCGAATGGTATATCATATAAATATATGATCCGAAATAATAATTATTGGACCTATAGATTGTTTGGAATGGCTCTTTTGTGGTTGATTACCCAATATAAAGATTCATGGAGGTGTTTGGAATGGCTCTTGTAGTAGGAGAGAATACATATGCGACATTGGCCAATATTCAAGCTTGGCTTGATGCTCGAGGATATTCTGCAACAGCTACAGAAGCAGCGGTCCTCCGTGCGATGGATTACATTGAGACCATGCCGTGGGCTGATGAACGGGAAGATGAGGACTCAGATCTATGGTGGGATGACGATCCTCCTGATGCGGTGATTGCTGCATTATGCCAGGCTACCCGGCTCGAAGTAGAAACCCCATACGTTCTTCAGTCTGATTCTCAGCAACGGGTAAAGAAACAGAAGGTTGATGTGATTGAAATTGAATATGAATCTGGGGGGCAGCAAAAAACTATCCCCATTATTGCTCGGTATCTGGGCGCCTTAATCACTGCGGGCAATGTCTTCAGTTTGAGGTTGAACTGATGTACGCTGATTTACAAAATACAGCAGCAGAAATGCTCGAGGAGTTTGGGCAGTCTGTCACGTTGACAAAGCCAGATTATACTGGGGATAATCAGGAATGGAATCCCGTTACTGGCCTTTGGGAAGTGACTGATCCAGAAGAAGATGCAGTGGATCCGGAAACTGAATCAGTTAATGTGGTATTCGTTGGAATTAAATCTTCTTGGGGGGAATTACAGGGTTCTCGTTCGTATCGATTCCCTATTCAAGAAGGGGATTCTATTGCTTTAGTTGCTGGAGGCGGAACTTTAGTTCCGGAACAGAATGATACTTTAGGGGCGTGGACTATTCTGGCAGTAGAAGAAGTTAACCCAGCTGGAACGGTAGTTCTTTACAAATGTCATGTGAGGAAACAATGAATGATTTCTCTGTAGATCTTGCAAAGTTTGGGCAGAAAGCCGTAAATAATGCGGAGAAGATTGTCCGGAAAATTGCGCTCGATATGCATAGTCGAATTGTACTACGGATGCCGGTTGATACTGGACGGGCAAGAGCAAATACTCAGATTTCCTTGAACGCACTGCCTTCAGATTCCACTTTAGAAGTGGACAAAAATGGGAGCGCATCGATCTCTTCCGGACGGAAAGAATTATCACAATTCAAACTTGGAGACACTGTTTTTATCTACAACAATGTCGAGTATATTCTATCCCTTGAGTTTGGATCCTCCAGGCAAGCCCCGCAAGGGATGTTCCGTATTAGTTTTGATGAAATTGTTCAGCATCTTGGAGGAATTACCTCATGAATCGTATGGACGAGGCGCATGGTTTGTTATCTGGTCTGTTGAATACGTTCGCGACTGCCCAATCTTTAGAAGTTAAATGGGAAGGTGTGTCGGAAGAGCTATCTACCGATACTTATTTAAGAGAGTGGGTACTCCCAGGGCAATTTACTGGGCACCACCTGGGTCCAAATGCGCCGAACGCAGGTCCTTTAATTTACCAGGTTGATATAGTTTCCCGTATAAGTGGGTGGGGGGATGCGTATGGGATTGCAAAATTGTTTTTCAGTGATCCTTATTTTAAACGAGGGCAAGTTCTTTCGAATGTTGGAAATACCACCCGAGTGGTGGTATTGGCGGGCCAAACTGGTCCAGCTATGCGGGAAGATACAAAATATGTTTTACCGATGTCCGTTACTTTTCGGGCATATATGACAATTTAATAATGAGCGAGGTGCTATTATGCCAGCAACAACAGGATTAGTAACGGTAGGTTTAGGGGACAATGTTCAATTAGCCTATTTAGTGCAGACCGCTTCCGGGACCATTGATGCAACCCCGGCATGGACTGTTTTACCTTTCAATAACGCAGAGTATACCGTCCAGGCGGAACAACTTGCAGATGATTCTATGACAGGGGATCGGAATGAGCTTGAGCCAAGATCAGGAACGGTTGATACCCGGGTATCTGTTTCTGGGAAGTTCCGTCCAGAGAGTTTAGATGATATTATTGAAGCCGCCGCCCAAGGAACATGGGCAGTTAAGTTTACGGCTTTGTCTGGTCTCACGGTTACTGTAGCCGCAGCAGCAAGTGGGTTTACTTTTACACGTGCTGCTGGTTCTTGGATCACAGATGGTGTCGAGGTTGGGGATGTGATTACTTTCGGAGGATTTGCAGATGGGGAGAACAATATTGCGGTGGAGGTAACCACTCTTGATGCGACAATTCTGACCGCTGCAAATGCTACAGGGTGCGCAGCGGTAGTAAGTGACACAGATGTAACCGCAACTACAGGCGCTGATTATGTGAAGGTGGGATCGACACGACGGGCAGTAGCTTGGGAGTTCTACCACTCTGATACAGATGAGTACGTTCGGATTAAGGATACGGAGATTGCTTCTTTTAGCATATCACTGTCTCCGAATGGTGATGTTACTTTCCAGCTTGAGGCAATTGGTGGGGAAGAACTCGATTTGACCTCTGATATTGGCGAGCCGATGGCGGGGGCAACTTATACCGAGACAACAAAACCATTCTTTGATAGTTTCAATGGTACGGTCAGTTTGGAAGGAGAGGCTGGGATTTATTTCTCTGGTTTAAGTCCTTCTATGAATAACCAATCCTCTCCATTATTTGCTCTTGGATCACGGTATCCGATTGCAGTATCACACGGTAAAATGGTGGGGAATATGTCTATGACGGCTTTCTATACAGATGAAACTATCAAATCTAAGTACCAAGATGAGACAAGTCTTGACTTGACAATTCGAGTTAAATATGAGGATGAAGATCTGGTTGATACTTCTTTCTATGAATTCGAATACCCGAGTTGTAAGATTATAAGTTTCGGACGGCCTGTTGGAGGATCTGGGGAATTGGTTGATAACCTGACGGTTAAACCATATAAGGATTCAACTTTGGATTCCTCATTCAGGATTAGGAAGTACAACGAGGCATAATATTAGTAAATTAGCCGATTTCTCGGCGGTTACCTGAAAAGGTATGTATAGGTATGCCCTCCCTATTAAAACCGCCGAGAATTTAAAAATAGAGGGCAAGAATTGGAAGTATACTATTTATTCTAACGTAAGGAGATGAGGGCAATGGATTTAAGTGAATTAAAAGTACAGGATGAAGGCAAAAGACTGGATTTGAGACATCCATCCACAGGGGAAGTTTTGACTTATGGGGAAGGGGATGATAAAATCATGTATCTGGTAATCGGGTCTTCTGATTCTGACACGTATCGGAGATCTCAGCGTAAGGTAATTGATCGAAGATTGAAACAGCAACAGAAGTTCCGTCAAGTAAGGATGACTGCCGCGCAGTTAGAAGAAGAGGCAATGATTTCCCTGGCTGAGGTCACTTACGACGGTCGGGTGTTTTTGAAAGGGAAAGAAGTACAGATTACTTCAGGAGCAGTCGCCCAAGATTTGTATAAAGAATACCCGTGGATTAAAGAGCAAGCCAATGACTTCCAGGAGGATCGGAGTAATTTTTTGCAGAATTAACTGCCTTACTTTGTGAGGCAGTATCCATTACAGCGGATTTGGGACAACAAATGGATGGGGGAGGTACCAAACGTGAGCATCTTGAGCGGATCGAAAAACAGACAGGAAAACAGCAGATTCCGGATTTTGAAGTGCCTATTGAAGGAGAACATATCTGGGATTGGTTCTGGGAATTATCTGGTCGGCGGCCGCAAGGGTTTGGCAATTCCCTCATTCCGTATTCTGAAATCAAATCATGGGTAGAAGTGCGGAAGCCTTTGATCTATGATTGGGAGATAGAAATTTTAACCAAGATGGACATGGCTTTTCTGGCAGGGTTGCAGGAAGTAAAGAAAGAAAAAGGACAAAAACCAAGTAAAACGAGGTCCAGATGACAGATATAGCATCCTTAAATATCAGAATTAATAGTTTAGAAGCCAAGATGGCTAAGCAGGATCTGGATCGCCTGACTGGAGCTGGTAAGAAAACTGAATCCCAAATGGGAGCTATGTCAAAAGCTGCTGTTAAATTAGGCGCCGCGTTGGCAGCAGCTTTTACAATACAAAAAATAGCTCAATTTACAAAAGAAATATCGTTAGCATACGCAAGGTATGAGACGCTCGGGGTAGTGATGCATAAAGTTGGGGAAAATGCAGGTTACTTGAACTCCCAGATGGATGGATTTGAGTTGGGGTTGCGTAAGTCTGGGATTGCAGCTATCGAAGCCCGGGAAGTCATTACCAGAATGACACAGGCTCAACTTGATTTAACTGACTCATCAAAACTTGCAAGGATTGCCCAGGATGCTGCGGTAATCGGCAATATCAATTCTTCCGAAGCCTTTTCCCGTCTTGTTCATGGCATCCAGTCCGCCCAAACAGAGGTGCTTAGAAATATTGGTATTAATGTTAATTTTGAACAGTCTTATAAAAAACTCGCAGATCAACTCGGCAAAACCACCACAGAATTGACCGAAGCAGAGAAAACACAGGCCAGAGTAAATGTAGTGATGCAGGCGGGGACCGCTATAAATGGGGTTTATACCGCTTCAATGGAGACCGCATCGAAACAACTTGCATCTACAAAGCGGTATACAGATGATTTGAAGGTTTCTACAGGGGAGATATTCAATGAAGCCCTTATTCTTCTTGTGAAACAATACACCCTTGAATTAAAAGCCATGCAAGAATCGGTTAATAAGTTGAAAGAAGATGGGTCTTTGAAAGAATGGGGAGAGGGGCTTGCTAATGCTCTTGCCTTCACTATGGACGTTATCTTGGTTATTACGGCTACTATTACTACAGTTACATCCACCATAGCCGCGGCGATTAAGCAGCTTAGATCGATAGCGAAAGTGGCATACGACATCCTCTCTTTTGATTTTGCTGGGGCTTCTAAAAACATGAAAGAGTTTTTTGAAACTGGAGAAGATTGGTATGATAAGTTGATAAAAAAATGGTCAGCCCCTTCTTTTTCAAATACGCTTGCTAAAATGAGAAGCGAAGCAGAGATAAATGCAAAGGCTATAAAAGATACTTTTGATATAGATGCGGGATCAGCAGGGGATGGGCTTCCGATTATCGATACAGAGTGGGCTTCTGCGTATGAACGAAAAATAAAAGAAATGCAGGATAAAACTGTTGAATATCAGATAAAACTATATCAAGAAGAGCTTAAAAAGTATAAAGAGTTCCAGGAGGCTAAACCAGAAATAATTGCTGCGGTTGAAAAAGTGATTCTTGCTCTCAAACAAAAATATTCAGCCGAACAAAATAAAATTGAAGAAACCCTGCTTGAAAAAGAGTTAACGGCTCTTCAAGATGCAAATCAGGAAAAATATGAGGCAGAACAAAACGCCATTAAAGACAGAGAAACCCTGCTTGAAAAGGAGCAGGAAAAGCAACAAGAAGCATACGAACACATGTACGATGAAATTCATGACATTGCCGCTGATTTCTGGGGGGATCTCCTGGACGGTCAGATGAACTCTTGGGATGATTTCATGGATCACATGCTTGATTCATTTAAGAAAACATTTGCGCAAATATTGGCTGCGGCTTCTACTAATATCGCTATGGACATCATTGTTGGAGGGGGATACACGTCATCAAGCGACAATAGTATTGCAGGCAAAATATCCAATAAAATATCTGATACAATTCTTAGTAAAGTAGGGGATTCGCTTTTAGGTAAGGTTGGTAATTATTTTACAGGATCTGATTCTATTTTTGGAGGATTGGCAGGGGCTTCAAATTCTTATGGTATTTCAGTTGGAGCAGAATCTGCGTTAGCAAATGGGGGTACTGGAATTGCATCCTCTTCCATGGCATCTGCTGCAATGGGTGCTGCCGTTGCTGCCTTCGGTGCTTTTGTGGTATCGGAAATATTTACGGCGTTTACAGAAGATCCGGAAAAGGTTTTTTCGTTTGCAGGGATTGATAAAGATACTTGGGCAATTGAAGGGCTTGCGAATTTAGACGAAGCCGCTTATTCTTTGGCCTTGCCGTACAATACCGATAAAATCAGTTCTCTTTTTAATTACGGAATAGCATCTGACGGGTTTGATAATAATAATGAAATCACTGATCTCATTATTGATTATTTTGACACGGTTTTCACGGCTCTGGACGAATCCACCACAGGCAGTATAAATGATGTCTTAAATGACTTCTCATTTTCTGGATTTAATGTTTCTGTGGGCGATGGGGATTTTGAAACTGCCTTGGGTAATTTGTCTGAAGAAGTTTTTGATGAAATGTTAGGTTCCATGCTTACAGCGATATTACCGGATGCCGGAACAATTGAACAAATGGTGTCAACGCTTGTCGGCAGTGAACTGCAATATTATGATCCCTACCCACAAGGCGAAGTTTTTGGCCGGGACTTTGAAAATGTTAAATCCGATGCAGGGTGGGACTCCAACCAACTTGAACAGATTTCAGTGCCCATTTATGAAGACATTGCCAAGACTGTTTCGGCTTATGCAGACATTTTTAATGAAGCTTTTTTTGATGCAATTACACCCGAAGACGGCAACGAATGGGATGCCCTGATCGGTTTTGCAGAAACCGTTAGTGAGACAGACAATTTCATTGAAAAATTTGACAGTCAAATGCAGGAGTTTGGGGAAACCGCTCTGGACGCATATAATAACATTCTTTTAGTGACTGAAATTATGGTTGCAATTGAAGAAGGGTTGGCTGCTATCTCTACTACAGAAACGACCCAAACAATTGAAACTCTAATTAGTGATTGGGATTTATTGATTGAGTCTATGGACGCTGTACATGCAACTGTAGAAGATCTTGCAACAGCGTCAGCGGCAATGGCAATTGATATAGGAGCGGCTGTTACAGGTATAACTGCATCAAGTCTACAATCTGCTATTTTAGGGGGAACTGAGTTAGATACTATTATAAATGATTCTATAAATTCAATTATGGCTGGAATTTTGGCAGAGTCTATTGTTGACCAATACATTCTCCCGTTAAACGAAGCTGTAGGTCAGGCATATATTGATTCTGGAGGTGATTTAGAATCTGTTCTTGATGTTATATCCGGATATGATCTAAGTGGGGCGAAGGCCGAGATTGATGCGTTTCTTGAAAGTATTGGAGAAGTTACTGATAAAACATCTGAAATAGAAGATTTCTTTTGGTCAATTAATGATATTATCTCAGAATTTACAATGTCAGATTTTGATTTTGATGTTTACCAGTTAAATAAATGGTACGCCGAACAACTTGAAATAGCTGAAGAATTGGGAATGGGTTTAGATGATTTGAATTATGCCTATTCCCTGCAATTACAAAAATTAAGAGAGTTAGCAATTGAAACAGCCAGAAATAATTATATTGATGCCCTGTCCAATGAAATATCTTTGCTACAAGATGAATATACGCTTCTTGAAGATAATCTGTTAACCGCAAAAGATGCATATCTGGATGGGCTTGAGAATGAAATATCTTTGTTAGAAGAAGAATACCAACTATTAGAAGATAACCTGAATGATGCCAGAAACAATTATATAGATGGGCTTGAAAATGAAATTGGACTTCAAGAAGAATTAATGTCCGCTGCCGAAAGCGCAGCATCCTCCCTTGAGAATGTTATTGAAGCTCTTGAAGACGCAATGGCGTTAACAATAGAAGAAAGTCTTTTAAATCCTGCCGATGCCTTACAATTCGCAGGAAACCAATACCAAGCTGCTTTAGCATCTGCAATGTCCGGTGATATCGCATCTATGGAAAATTTGCCAGGATTAGCCGGGGATTATTTGGATGTCGCCAGATCTGCAATGACAGATAGGATGGCATACCAATCTCTTGCTACTCTCATTTATTCTCAGCTTTCCGATACACAAATCGTTGCGGAAGACCAGCTTTCAGAGCAAGAACAATTAATTAAATTATATGATGATCAAATAATATTATATCAGGCCCAAATTGATTCAGTGGATGGGGTGGATGATTCCATCAAAACTCTGACCGAACTTGAGGATGCTTATAATCAAGCTGTTTTAGACTTTGAAGAGTCGGGCCTTGAAGCTCAGATATTACTATATCAGGAACAAATTGATGCTGTAAATGGTGTGGATGCTTCTATCAAAACATTGGTTGACCTTGAGGATGCTTATAATCAAGCTGTTTTAGACTTTGAAGAGTCGGGCCTTGAAGCTCAGATGGAAATTTATCAAAAGCAACTTGATGAACTTGAAAAATTAAACGCAAACATACTTTCTGTTCTTGAAGCACGGGAACAATATGTTACTTCTGTTGTAGACACCACAACAACTGATACCGGGTTTAACAATGTTGATTATTTAATGGATAAGGTGGATCAACTTAACACAGCGTATGAAGGCGGCTATCTCGGTATGACATGGACTGCTGAGAGTGCTTTGGCGGCAATAGAAGCGGCTGGATATTCTCTTGAAGAACATTACGCTACTTTCGGGCAATATGAAGGAATTGAGAGTCCATATTCATTTGCAGGTGGGGGTACTGTTACCGGATCAACGGGAGGTTATACCATTCCTACAACCTTCCACGGCACGGAGCATATTACGCCAGATTCACAAATGCAGGGTGTTAAAACAGAATTGGAAGAAATAAGAAAACTGCTGTTTGTCATGATGAATTTGTCTGGGGACAGTAAAGAGGCACTGCAAGACCTTTTGAAAAATAACAAACGTCTTACCCAGGGCAACAACTCATTGCGGGTGCTTGTAACCAATCCAAATACAGATCCAGTCCTTACGCATGAGGTGATATAATGAAAATAGTAACGCTTGATGATATCACATTAATTGATTCGGAAATACCCGAAGATTTATATGGTGGTGCTGCCACGGCCGATGGTAAATGGACAGCAGCAAAAGCTGCTGCATTGGATTATGATACGGGGGCAGAAATCTATTATGCGGAAGTAGAGCCTCACAGAGTTTACACATCCCTTGTTGATGATAACACTGCCACTCCTGGGACAGATGCAACGAAATGGACCAATAACGGGGCTACAGATCGCTGGTTGATGTTTGACGGCTTTATGGAAACGCAATCTGCGTATGATGAAAGCTTTTGGGTGGAAATTGATGCCAGTGGAGCTAACTATGTAAGTCTGTTTCGATTACAGGCCAAAGAAGTTACATTAACTCTTTTTGTCAATACGCAACTTATTACAGATGGGGATGTTTCAACAGATTCTTTTACAAAAGGCACTGGCTGGTCTTATGATGATCCAAACGATGAATATGATTGCGATGGATCTCAGGTTGCCGCTTCTGCTTTAACTCAAGCCAGCATAACCACTGAAGATATCAAATACTTGGTCAAATTTACAGTACAAAATTATAGCGCTGGAAATCTTGCAGGATATGCCGGGGGGACTTCCGGTACAGATGTAGCTGCAAATGGGGATTACGCACAAGTTATCACTGCTGGAGCCAGTGGGGTAGCCGGTGTGATTGCAGATGTTGATTTTATCGGAAGTGTTACAGATATTTCAGTGCAAAAAGCACCTAAGTCAGAAACAATTGATTTAGATGGTTCTTTGATCTTTGATTGGTATTCTTATTTCTTTGCAGTTCAGGAATACAAAGAAGGGCTTACTTGGGAATTTCCACAATATTCGCCAGCTACGTTACGGGCAGAAATTACTTATTTATCCGGTGAAGATGCCAAGGCAGGAATTATGCCAATAGGATACGCAACAGAAGTCGGCGGGACATTGTATGACCCGGAATTTGGGTTTATTGATTATTCTATTAAAGCAACAGATACCACATTTGGATATACATATTTAAATCAAGGCAGTTATGCCGATGAAGGGAAATTTAAGATTTGGTTTCTGAACACAAAACTGGATGCTGTTAAACGGCTTTTGATCCAAAATCGAGGAGCGCCAGTTGTATTCGATTTTAATAATTCTGGAACTACTTATGAATCTTTGGTTTATTACGGATTTATTTCCAATAATCAATTAACCATTCCCGGACCTACCTATTCCCGGCTGACGATTGAAGTTACAGGTTTAATATAAGGAGTTAATATGGCAGATCAAATTTCACAAACAATTTCAACCCTGACAAACCCTATCAACCGGGATACGCAAACCCCGGCTGAAATAGCGGATGCTGGGGATACCACCATTTCTGAACTGCAAACCATTTTCGGGCAGATCAATACGTTCTCCGGACAGGCCAATACACTGGCGGATAGTGTTGAGCAGGATGCAGCAGATGCTGAGACGGCAAAAGATGCCGCGGAAACAGCCGAGACAAATGCGGAAGCAGCACAAGCAGCAGCAGCAGCTGCGAGCAGTGCTACTGAATGGCTGGTAGGTACAACTTATGACGAAGGTGATGTTGTG